TTACCATTTACCCACAATGCGCTGTTGCCGAATAGGGAATGTTCGACATGCCAGTTTCTGTCAGACAGGGTTTACCAAGAAATTATTACCTGTTTTTGTACAATGTTTGGAAGGAGACCCTTACATAGATTCTCGTTTTTGGAATATTCCAAATGTGAATAAATGTTTAATTCAAGATACGGAAGATAAATTAAAACTACACTGTTCTCCAAAAGGATTAAAAGGAAGAAAAGGAATAGGAACAGGGCATGATCCTAATTCATCATATTATCGAGTAGATGTGGGTTTAGAGTTTTTGATAAAATGGGTGGGGGAAGAAAATGCTCGTATATATATGAAACATGTAGGACAGAGTTTCAGTAGTGCTCGATTAATCACAGCTCCTAATCCTAAAGTAATTCCAAAAAAAGAAATAAAAACAACATCTCCGTTAGTACAAAATAATAATATAACAGTCCTCACTTGTACAGGAGATAGACCTTTTGCATTTGATTTATGCAAGAAATGGATGGAAAACCAAACAATTCGACCAAATCAGTGGTTAGTTATTGATGATGGTAAAGTGCCTGAGAAAGTGACTGGTGAATTTGAATATGTCCGAAGAGAACCTACAAAAAATGATTATTTGCATACATTATGTTTAAATTTATTAGTTGCTTTACCATACATCAAAAACGATAAAATTATTATAATGGAGGACGATGATTGGTATCATCCTACATATATTGATTATATGAATAATCTTTTAGAAAAAGCGGATTTAGTAGGATTGGGAAATCTTATTTTTTATTATCCTAGAATAAGTTCTTATATGGAAAAAAGAACGGTACGTCAACCAGCTTTTGCTCAAACAGCTTTTCATAAGAATGT